GGTTCTTTCTTTTACCAAGTCCCGAACGAACTCATCAACCTGTGTAAAGTCCCGAATTTCACGAAGCTTGCCTTGAACTCTTTCTGCAAAAAACAAGAAATTGAGTATGTCATCACTGACGCTTCAAAAGTTCGGAAACTCTTTGAGTTCATCTATGCTCGCAAGGAGGCTGGATTCAACATCGACACCGTCAAAGCCTACGCTCGCACGCTCGTCAACGAAGTACGCCTCGGCGAAAAAGTTGTCGAATTGCACTGGAACGTTACGACGGAAGAATTCACCCAAGTCTGCCTCTCCATCTATTTGCTAGCATGTTTCCAACGCGGACAAGACCACCACATCATCGAAAAGGCCCTCTCTCACATGGCGAAAAACGGAGAACCCCCTAGCTGGTTTCAAGAAACTTGGAAGAAAATCACCGCCTTCCTCGAAAAGCACGGATGCTGTTTCAAACACCATCACGAACAAGACCCAAAGCTCAGCGGACGTTCCCAGAACCTATTCACCAGGGCCCATGTTGAATTCTTCAAAGATTACGATTGCCACAGCGGAACTAAAGAATTCGATTTCCACAAGGAAGTTAATTTCGCTTTCACCCCACCAGAATTCAAACCCACTATCGAGGACATCGTCGCAATCAATGAAAATTCCGCCAACGAACTCGCGCTCGGTCAAATCATCACAACCAACGCGAAAGAACACCAAACCTGGGGACTTGACCTCGGCGTCCACGCAGTCCTTCCAGATGAAGTTGCCGCAGACTACCTCGCCGAAGAGCAACACGCCACCCTCATCATGGAGATGGAAAAAGGAGAGCAGAAGGCACGCGAAGAAGAGAAACCAGATCTCGCTTTTTGTCTTGGATCCGCTCTACCTTTCCTGATGAAATACACCCCGAAGAAGCTCCACACCGAAAACATGATCCTCCTCAAAGGAGTCCCTGGCGCCGGAAAAACCGGAAGGATTATGAAATCCGTCATTCCTTCAGTGCAAGGAACGGTAATTGTCCTCTGCCCCACCAGTGAACTCCAACGGAAGTACGCGAGCGACCTCGAAGCCCCATCCCGCGCTCTCACTTGCCACAAAGGTTTGGGCGTTATCGAGAGATTCAATCCCACTCTCGTCATCATTGAGGAAGCATTCACGTTACCGATCGCCTATGTGAACGCAATCGCCTCAAAATACAAAGTCCTCCTGGTTGGCGATCCTCAACAAATCACGCACGTCGATTTCTCCGGGCTTTGGTCGGCCACCACAAAATTGGAAAAGATCATCCAATACATCCCTACCGAAGAAATGCTCGTCTCAAAACGTTGCCCTGTCGATGTCACCGCTCTACCCGTCATTCGCCGCGCGTACCCCCAGATTCGTTCCTGTTCCCAAGTCGAGACATCCATACATCATGTCCATGCAGGTTTCCGACGAGGCGAAGCCAAGATCCTGACCATCTGCCAAGCCGAGAAAGCTCGCATTAATGGTCCTCTCGGAGAAGGCAACGCAAACACCGTCGCCGAAGTACAAGGCCAAACTTTCCCTAGCGTGATCCTGCATTACGCAGGCCTCAAGGCCGAACGGGAACTACTTGAACGCTCGCCAAACTACCTCGTCGTCGGACTGACTCGCCACACCAATCAACTTTTTATCCGAGACGAAACAGCTGGCGAATCAAACGACATCACCCGGTTCATCAACGACTCCGCACCGGTCTCATTTTACGCGGACAAATCCAACATCGACCTGAACGCACTCGACGCGCTCCCTAACATCAAACCCATCACCGCCGAGGACACCGACGACTCCCCTATCCCTTATGCCGCCAACAACACCGACGAGAACGCATGCGCGACGTTACTTCACAAGTATTTCCCCGCACCCCTCTTGACGGAACAACAAGCCACCATGACCACACACCTTGACCATGGCGAAGACATTAAAGGTGTCATGAGACTCGAACAAGTTTACACAGATGAACTCCACCAGGCCGGCCCCCATTACGTCCACAAATTCATTGCCGGCCAACGAGTCAAAGTCACCCGTTCCACAGACCAAAGAATGCTCGTCAAATCCATGCTCAAACGTCTTACCGCCCACACGAAAAACCTCCCTGAAGTTTCCGCCGAACGCCTTGCAAAGCGTCTCTTCGAGAATCTTGCAGCGGAATTCGATTGGACCGTTTCCACCGCCGATTTACACACTTGCCTCGTGCAAGCGATGGACAAATTCGAGAATCGTGGTCACGACCTTTCGGAACTCAAAGACGTAGCATCCTGGACTGAGCGCTCCACGAACATGGTCAAAGCTTTCCTCAAATCCCAACAGAAACCTTGCAACGGATCCGACCCCAATACCAAAGACAAAGCCGGACAATGCATATCTGCCTGGGACAAAACTCTCAACTTCCAAATCTGCGCCTGGACCCGCCTCCTCGA